CTATCTCTTGACATCACACCGCTGGACTATCAAATTATCTGGCCAGATTGGTGCTTTTAGTATTTTGGTGTGCTTGCACCAGTCGCAAACTTCACAACGGATTGGATCGATTTCTCCATTTTTCAGAGAGAGAATCTTTGACACATTCATCTCCATTCCAGACAAGCAATCATTCATCCATTCCTGCGGGATCTGGATAATCTCGATATCTGGCACTTTCTCCTTGCTGGCTGCTGCGATATAAAACGGCAACCGCTCCCCTGTATTGATCCTCACTACCTCTTGGTATACGGCAGCCTGTATGTCATAGCCCCAAAACCTCACAAAGTCCATCAGTCCCATGTCTTTCGCATAATGCGCTTCTCTCAGGGATTTCATTACTTTCAAATCAACGATGCATTTACCGGGCAAATAGCTGTCAAGCTTTACTTTCCATTTCGCTCCAAATAGATCGGCTGTAAAGATTTTCTGCTTCTCTCCGCTCATAAACATCATGAATAAAGGATCTCTTTCGATTCGGTTTATGATTTCTTCTGCTTTTCGGTACTCTGCCTTTAACTCTCCTTTTTTTGTAAATATCTCTGTGTTATGAGCCTTAAACAAATCAAGCGTTCCCTCGAAATGAGAATCCACATAAGACCCAACCAGAAGTGCTGTTGTTTTCTCCATTTCCCAGTCACCATTCAACTTTGCAAGTGCCTGTTCCTCACACCCAACACGTCCGATTGTTCCGCAGAAATCCTTATACTGCGAGACACTGAGATACTCCTGATTTGCTTCTTTGCTGTAATAATTTTCCTGCGTTAAAATCATTCAAATACCTCCTCTGCTTCTTGCACTGCAGCTTCAAAATCAAACGGGTTTTCCGCTACTCTTGTATCGCTTTTGGATATGTCCTCTGCTTCACCCTCGACATAAACCCCCATAAGAGAATTTGGAGTATATACCCGAGCAAAGAACGCAGCCGCACGATATGCAAGCATCTGCTCCGGCATGGTTTTCCATTTACTTCCTGTTTTTTCATACCATCCCTCTTTTTTAGCCATTTCGATCGTCACTGTAGTTCCTTTGATTTTCTCTCCACTATCTTTATATTCTGCTTCAATTCTGCATCCCCAATTATCTGTATGAGGTGTTCCATCGTACACCGGACGGACGTTTTTGAATTCTGTATTCGCCCGGATCATACTCATACAAGCCTGTCCACTCCATGTAGGCTTACCTTTTACAACATACAGGTTCTGCATGACCATCATAGGGGATACCCCCATCCGATTCGCCATATCTACTGCAATCGTGCAATCCATCGGCTTGCCTTGGTAATTCTGTGGCACCAGCTGCGATGTAGCAAACATTTTTCCGATATCAAAAATCTTTTGAAAACTCTGGCTGTCCGCAAATGGACTCAATTCGTGTTTTTCCTCTTTTACAATCATTTCTTCCATATCGATTCTCCTTATAATTCAATCACTGTCAGATCTTCTTCATCTGTTGTCCTTGTTGCAATAAACTGTAATCCTTTATCTTTGCACTTCTGATACAGGTCTGTCCGCATTTTTGTAGACATTTTCTCCACTCCATCAATCAGGATGATCTGCAGTCCATTAGGCTTCTGAATCGCCACATCGATACACAGATCAAGTTTTTCTCCATCTGATAGATTACTGATTGGGAGTCCGTGAATCAGCGGAACACCGTTTACAACTGTAAGACCGGAAATCGGAATAGTTGCAGTTTCTAAGATTTCTCCCGGAAGAGACCGTGCCTTTTCGATTTTCTGCGTAAAATCTTCGGATTCTGCTTTTAATCGCTCCACTTCGTTCTGTAGATCAACCATTCGACGATATTCATTCAAGTGGGATTTCATCTCTTCCGCATAAGATGCCTGATTCTGCAATTCCGAATAATCCTGCACTTCTTTTTCTGACAATTCTTTATACTCTTCTACAGAGCTGTCATATTTCGCAACATTCGCTTCATATTCTTTTACGATCACTTCTGCTTTGTCCGCTTTTCTCTCTTCCATACCAGCAAGCATTGTTTGATTTTCTCTCAACTGAGCCTGCAGCCTTTCATTTTCTTTCAAAAGACGTTCGCGCTCTGCAGTAAACGACCTTTCCAATGCGGATAATTTAATCTCTTTATCCGCTTCAAATGATCGGACTTTGTTGTCCCTCTGCTCAATGAATCGCTTTGCTTTCTCAATCTGTTCATTTTCTTTTCTAATGCGCTCGATTTCCTGATACAGCTGTCCAAGATTTTCATTTTCCCATTTTTCTGCATCGTATCCAGACGGGATAGCATCTGCGATATCCTCAACAAATGATTTTTTATTCCGAATATCTCTATTCACATCCTGCCGATTCCTGTAATACATGCCGTTTTCCGACTGTATATCATTCAAAACTTGTAAAATATTCTGATCGTAAGATACCCAATCTGGAATTTCACCAAACCATTCACGAATTGTCTGCAATGACCAGTCATACTGGATCATATCAAGCAAAATTGCATTCTGCTCTTTTTCGGATTTCTCCATAAATTCAACTGGCGACAGCTGCAGTGGAGTAAAAATATCTTTCAAAAATGTTTCCGGACTCCCCACCTCATGACCGTTCTGCTTCACGCTCTTGTAATCCGCTTGATTCGTTCTTGCCTTCCGATTGATTCTCAATCCGTTATCTGTTTCAATCAGAATTTCCCCCTCTGTTTCTCCGTTTCTCACAACATACTTGCGATTTGACTTATTTGTAAGTGCGTACCGAATCGCATCAATCACGGAAGATTTGCCTGCTCCATTTGTTCCGGAAAGCTCTACACTCTTTCCGTCTCCTTCATATTCTGTAATTCCATAAAGATTTTTGATCTTAATTTTCGTAATTTTCATTTACAAACTTCTCCTTTTCGTCTACAATTTAAATGATTTAATTTCTTGAGTGCTCTAACTAAGCACTTCAATACCTAGGACTTTCTTGGCCGGAAGTCCTTTTTTATTCCTTCTGCGAATGGTTTCTTCATCAAGTCCGGTTATCCTAGACCACTGCGCTATCGTATGTTTTTCACCAAGGCACTCTATGTAAACGTTTGTCCTCTTGTTGCTTTGTTGGTCAAATATCGAAATCCATCTGCAACTGTGCCAGCTTTTCTGGGTCGATAATCTCTCCCGTTTCCTGATCTACGCAATTTAAAATCTCTTCGTCAATCTCGTATAATGTTGCCATTTGTTATTTCCTCCATAAAATCACAATAATTCTGATAGTGCCTTTTGCGTACCCTAAAATATCTGTCTTTTTCAGCCGCTTCTTGATCTGTTATTTCTTCCAGTTCTTCTGTATGTTTGTACATATTATTTGCCCGCCATATCTGCTGCTTTTTCCAGTAATACTTTTGCCAAAACGATTGCATCATCTAGTTGCTTATCTGTTGTAATCCCGTCAAACAAATCGTAATCTCCATTCGCGACAAATCCGTTTTCTTGTGCGCACAAAAGTATTCTGCTCCCGTAGTTTGAAAATTCAATGTTTACGTACGGATACCCATTCCTACCTTCTCCACGTTCTTGAATTTCAAGGACTACGTCTAAAAGTTCATGTATTTTCTTTCTATCCATTGCTTATCCTCCTACTCATCCTTGGACAATCTAAACTCCATCAAATCTGCCAGCATCAAATATTCCTTTGCCAGTCGTCTGCCTCCGTGCCGTTCTTTTACCTTTTCTCTGAATTCCGCCAGTGTTCCGTAAAAACATCCACATCTCACGCTGATTCCGCCGTCTTTCGTGCGGAAAAATGTTGTCGTCCTATTTTCCGATCCGAAGCAGCTTGTAGCAGAATAATCACGGCAGTTTTGAACCCGAGCGTCACCGGATACCCAAGCGTCACCGGATACCCAAGCGTCACCGGATACCCAAGCGTTACCGTATACCCGAGCGTTACCGTATACCCGAGCGTTACCGTATACCCAAGCGTCACCGGATACCCAAGCGTCACCGTATACCCGAGCGTCACCGTATACCCGAGCGTTACCGTATACCCAAGCGTCACCGGATACCCGAGCGTCACCGGATACCCAAGCGTCACCGGATACCCAAGCGTCACCGGATACCCAAGCGTCACCGTATACCCGAGCGTCACCGGATACCCAAGCGTTACCGTATACCCGAGCGTCACCGGATACCCGAGCGTTACCGTATACCCGAGCGTCACCGGATACCCAAGCGTTACCGTATACCCGAGCGTCACCGTATACCCGAGCGTCACCGGATACCCAAGCGTTACCGGACTGATCAAGGTTCTCTTCTTTCTCTACAAGGCCACCCAATTCTCCTTCTTTTACGTCACCAAACGACACAAGAGCCTTGATTCTAAAGAGCTTCTTTCCTAAAAAAGTTACAAATTCGCTGGTTAATTCAAATTTTTTCATTTACATTTCTCTCCTTTTCGTCTACAATTTAACTGATTTAATTTCTTGAGTGCTCGAGGGTTGCCGCCCTGTGACAGCACTCTTTTTAATACCCAAACACCAGATACCACCCAAGCATTGTCAGTCCGAACCCGACCACCGCCACACCGACTCTGATCCAGTAAGGCTTGTCCTCTTCTTCCGGCAGATCTACCGATACGGAGCGGATGTCCCAGCTGTTTAAAGTGTTTGGTTGCTGAGTGGTCTGGCAGTGGTAGGTTCCTTTAATTTCCATGTTCTTCCTCCTTTAATTTCACGGATTTTCTTCCTTGATACTCCAGTTCCCTGCAGTAATTGTTTAAACAGGCGATTGCGTGCAACTTTTGCTCCTCAGAATACCAACCAACCCTTTCTGTGGATTCCAGGGCTTGGATGAATTTCTCAATCTGTTTTACTGTCAGCCTTTTCATCAAATCACCCCTGTTCGCAATTTCATTGCCCGTTCTGCTGCCCTCATTTCTTTCTGGATGAATTTTTCTAATTCTGAAGTGCGATACATCAAAGTACTGTGTGGGTTCGCAGGATTAAGCAAAAACGCCACCTGCTGACCGGGTGTATTCCAGACTCTTCTTAAAAACTCCGGCGGGTATCCCTGTTGGATGAGTTCCTTTCTACTCATGATTTCCTTTGGATAATTCATGTTAGTCCTCCAATTCTATAACCAGCGCGTTAATATTGGTTCTTATTGTTTTCACGTGTTTTTCCAAAAATTTTGGATCTTCTCCAGAAATACTTCCCGGAACATATATATTTGTTGCTGTCCCCATTCCTTTTTGATATACAACTTTCACCAGTACGTCGTCGGCAATTAAATTTGCCAAGTCTGACAATCTCAATCCAGACAGTTTTTCAGCTTTAATACTGCCGGCTACAATACTTGGTGTCTTAGTGATGCCGTCAAAAACCTGGACATCCATATTTACTGTAAGATCAGCGACAACATCTTCATATTTCTGTTCTAATTTGTATGATTTCACGCAGTTAAGTTTCTTGCCGTCTAAAAATAATCCATTGTCGATTTTTACGTTGCTAAACATTGTGTTTTCCCTCCTTATTTAAATTCTGACTGAAGTACTTCTATCTTCGGAATCAGTTCTTCCAGAGATTGACTTATCTCCTGATCAGTACTCCGAGAATCCATGTAATAGTCATGAATAGTTGAATACTGTCTTGACATATTCACAACTGAAAATGAAGCAAAAATCACAAAGACAACAAGTGTTACAAGCAGACAGAGAGTCTTGTGTTTTAGGTTATCTACTTCTGTTTTAAGTCCTTCTACCTCTTTTTTTAACGCATCAAACTCGATTTGATCCATTCTCTGCGATTGAGCATTGAACATCTTTCCTGTACGTTTTTCTGCTTCTTGAAATGAATCCATTCCCGGTGTTCCCGGACTTCCACTCCAACACATTTTCCTTTTCCTCCTTTTCTCCTATGCAACTCCGTATTTAATAGCCAACTCTTTTACGATAGCCGTATATCCCTCAATCAGCTTCTTATCATCAGCGATCACATCCAGATAATTCAATTTGTCTCTTCTGGATTTGCAAACACCCTCATCTGCCATTCTTCTACGCTTGTTCGTGAGTCTCTGTTTCACATTCACTCCCATGCGTTTTTCCAACAGCTGATAAGATTCCGCTCTTACATCTTGATAAGACTTACTGTCTCCGCACTCCATACCGATTTTTCTCAAGATTCTTCCGGTATCATCTCTCCATGATGTTGTATCGATTGCAACAACCTCACGGATGCTTTCGATCCGTTCTTCCACGTGCTCAAGTTTCTCTGCCTGACGCTTCTGCTCAATTTCCAAGTTGATCATGACCTGTAACTGCGGTGAGAGTTCTTGTGTGGCAAGAGATGCTGCTTTGTATTTCTTTTCTACACGGATGAAATATCTGCGTACTTGCTTTCCTTTTTCGTTCCGCTCAAGCATTGCCATTTCTTTGGCAGTATCCAGTTTGATGATATGGTCTTTTTTAGTCTGACCAGAAGGTGCCGAAAATTCGGCGGCTTGGAAATCTTCGTTTTCTACTGCATCAATATCTAACAATCTCCTATCAATCCACTCTCTATATCTACTTTTAACTCCCAGAACCTCATGCAGTTCTGAACCGTATACTACTTTTTCTCCTGTACTTGTCTCGTATACTGGGACAAGTTCATTTTCAATTACTTTTAATTCGTTCATTTGATCTCCTTTTGTACATTTTATTCAGTTCCTTTTCAATCTTCATAAGACGCACTACGCTTACAGCTTGTACTATTGTTGCTGCAATAGTAGCGATACTTCCAAGTACTTCCAACATCACTCTTCCATCTCCTTTTCCATCAACTCAAGCTGTTCCATCTTCACTCCGTCACGGATTAACTGCTTTCCTCTCTTCTCATGGCATCTGAGTTGATACAGGTACTGTCTCCTCTTATATTTAATGCGCTGTTCCTATATAAAAAGCTGTGCGGCATCAGATTGATTCAATCTTTCAATTTCCTGTTCTACCTGTTCATCTGTTAAAAAATCTTTTCTTGTTTTCATTTTTTCTCCTTTCTAAAATCGGTTTGTTTCCCTTTGAAACTTGAAAATATTTTAACTTCATGTTAAAATATTTTCATAATCATTTAATGTGGAGGTTTTTAAAATGGGAAAGCTTATTTCTATTAATTCTTTTCCTCAAATTCATTTCAATTGCGGTAAATCGGATACAGCAGATGAAAATATGTTGCTTGTAATAGATACGCTTCTTCGAGTAATGAACGAAGTTCTCCCTATACAAAGCGTTTCAACCACAATAACTATTCAGAAGGAACGGGAATGCCCCGCTTGTTTTAAAGAGTCAGATTTGATTATCTTGAACTCAAATCCATCCTCGTGGTCACGACTTGCATATCAGCTTGCTCATGAAATGTGTCACACAGTCATTCATGGAAAAGTACAACAGAATTTACGATGGCTTGAAGAGTCCATTTGTGAACTTTCGTCATACTATTTTTTACCAAAACTTTCCGAATATTGGCAAAATACCGCCATTAACCTAATGACTGCAGACGGACAATTGTACTATCCTTGTTTTAAAACTTATGTTGAAAATGATGTGCAAAAAGCAATTCCATTTGAAATATCGCAGCTTTGTAAAACACCAAAAACACAGCTTGCAAAAAAATTAGATTCTGATCCATATCTGCGAGATATGAATTCGTATATAGCTAACCGATTGCTTCCTATTTTTCAATCGCATCCGAATACTTGGAGTGCTGTTCCACTTCTCTGCAATATAAGTGATACAAGTTCTTTGTCGGATGCTTTACTGGAATGGATATCCATTTCCGCTGCAGAATGTCGTAGCGCATTAATCGAAATTTCAAATATTTTCGGTTTGTCAGAATCTATAAAGTAGATTCTGGCTTTCCTGAAACTCCTGGTTCCATCCCACAGTTCATATCTATAATAGGTCTTTCTCCAATTTCTTTAAAAATACGCTCTTCCATCTCCTTAACCGGAATATCTTCTTTTAGAATTTTTAATAAATATTCTTCTCTGTTTTCTGTATCTACGCCTATCTTCAT